TTTAAACAACATGTTTAAAAGTGCGTGGATGCTAAAAGCAACGTTAAGGAACGCTTAAACTAACGCCCACCCGCCAGCGAAAGCAACATATAATCCACTTGGTGTTCCAGTGTTGTCAGTTTTATAACGTAGAGAACCAGAAGGTCCAGTCCCCGTTAAGGAACCGTTAAAAATATCAGAACAAGATATGCCTGTAGCAGTGATTGTTCCAGAGGACAACAATGAGCCAAGAGAACCGGATGCCAGTATTGAACCACGAGAACCGGAAGCTAAGATAGCTCCTAAAGCCCCGGATGCCAAAACAGCTCCAAAGGCTCCAGACGCTACAAGAGCGGAGTTAGCGACTATAGCACCAGAAGCAATTGTAACAGTCGCACTTCCTGCGTTATCAGCAAAAGCAGCACCGATTTTCTGCCAAGATGTGCCGTTCCAAACTTTTAAATAGTAAACAGCAGTATTGGAGTCTGTCCAAAGTTCGCCTCGTGAATTACCCGCTAAACCCACGGGGGTCGCATTAGGTGGGTTATTTCCATAAGAGGAAGGACCAATCTTAATTACGCCCCCAGCAGAATCCTCAAAATAAACTCCTGGATCTGCAGCGCCAAAATTAATAGCGAGTTCTCCGTTAACAAAAATGTTGCCGCTGGGTCTATCTGAAGCATTACCAGATCTTAGTAAAAGAGAGGTAACTGGAATTGACGTCATACTAGTAAGTTCCTCCGTTTATAAAAGTGGGTGGACCGCTTGGCGGTAAAAGAGTACCGTTAGTATACTGGCCGCCGTCTAAAGTGTTCGACGAACTAGAGGTACGGACTCCATTAGCGTAACTCCCGCCGTCATAAATTTCTTGCGGGAAGCTACCAGGATTCAAGGGATTAAACTTATCTATAGTAAAAAGTTGAAAATTTGTATCTTGAAGCTCAGTCAGGTCATTTAGCTGACCAAAATTTAGTGTTTTAGCGACCATATTATATTTATCAGAGTACAAGAGATGCTTTGGTAGGCCACCAAGAGAAGGACTATACCGTGACCACCAAACTAGATCTTCTTCTCGTTTTAAGAAAGAAGTTTGTTTTCTCAGATCAACTTCAAATTTTTCGCGATAGTATTCATCCATAGGTTCATCATTGGGTTGATGCAAGTGAAACGAAGTTACGTTAAATAAATTAAACCTACGTTGCATATCCCAATATGCAGCGTATATATGTTTACACCATCTAGGTTGAAAATAGAATAAAGAAGGATCAGAGTAGTTAGCTGTGTTGTCGTATTCAGGAGGAACTGTATAGACTTTATTTAAGTAAACAAAACCAAAGGTTCTAGCATAGCCAGGGTAGTCTATTGAAGGATTAACTCGTGCAGGAGCGTCAGAACCGGCGTCAAAAAAACCAGGATCAATGTTTAGTACATTTGTATAAGGATATCGCTGCTTTAAAGAGAGGTTATAGAAATTAAAGCTTTCTCGGCTTAGAAAATCTTGGCAAGAACACTGAACTCTAATTTCTGTTGTTAAGAACTCTCCTACTAGAGGAGGCCCTGTAGCCGGTATAACAAACGTAGTCGGATTAACTACAGACCAACTCTTGTCATCAGCAACTGATAAAAATAAAGTATTAAAATCCGGGCTAATGCTTGGGGTTGTAATTACACCGTTTAAACCCACAGCAGTAACGGTGTAGTTGTTGTACCCGTACAGTTTTTCCGTACCATCAGCTCTAAATCTATCGGATAGTACTTCTCCAGTAAAATACGAAATAGGTGAGCCAAATCGTTGACTTAAGACGACTGCAAACGTAGTTGGATCGTATTGAGTAACAGACTGAACTGAAATACCAAAATCCAAAAAGTTAAATGTATCCCGTGGGCGAATACCCACCATCTGCATTCGTGTGTCACTACGAAGCGTTGGGTATACAAAAAATAAGCCAGGGATATAACCACCTACACCAGCGGTACCCGATACATAATATTTAAAAGAAGAATAGACTAAACCACCATACGCACCTTGTGCATACATACTGAGCTCATAACCACGGCGCCAACGTGACCACAATGATGCGTAATTATAGTCACTGACGACACTATAATTCTTTGTACCTATGGCAGGTCTAAACCTTCGCTTAAACGTTAATGGATTAAGAAGTTGATACTTTTTATCCGCACCAGTAAGGTTTGAAATAGATGCAAACGAACCAATCCCCTTAGGGTCTTTCGGAGCGAAATTATCTGAGCCTTTTTTACGGGCCATTAACTAATAAAAACCACCTTGGGCAAATATACAAAGACCGGACGGACTTAAGCCACCAGAGACTGAAGCAGGTCCATTACCTAAATAACCAATTGCTAAGATATAACCCTTTTCAAGATATAAGGCTTCAGATTTACCTATCTCAATTGGGCGCACTAAGTTAAAGTCTCCAGTTTGCGGAGTAGGAGCAACAGTAGCAGGCAGCTCAACCCGTTGAATAAGACCTTCTGTATCTCCCGACAAACCAACTTCAAACTTACTTATAAGTAGTGAAGCTGAGGTAGAAGGTGCTGCTTGGTTGGGTGCATAGATGTAAACGCCAAAAGCAGCAGAGCGAACGCCACCATTATTGGGGTAGCCCTCGTTAGCCACGACAAAAATATCCTCAACAAGAGCTCCATCTTCTGACGGGATATCACCAACTCTGACTAGCTGGATCAGGTCCCCAAAATCAGGATTACTAGAGTTGCCAACAACAGTCGTACCATTATTAATTCGAGCGCCTCTTAAAAAAGGTCTATCAACCATTAAAGGTTGTTTGTTGGTGCTAGTAGAGGCCATGGGATTAAAACCTTAAGGACGGAAGGGTTCAACAGTAATTGCTTGAGGCCCGGAGCTGCCAAGAGCCGCATTGATGCGGTTAGGATCAATTGTAGTAGAAGAGTTTCCAGAAAAAAGTCTTTTTAAAGCATTCGGAGAAAAAAGAAGTTCTTTAAGAATATCAGTGTTAATAGCCGGATCAGGAGTACTGATTGCAGCGGCCATAGCTTCAGCGCCAACTCTACCAGTGCCCGCTCGTTGTTCTCGCGCACGTGCGTCTCGTCTCCGAGCTAATCCTCTCCCAAGCTCATCGCCCGCATAGCGAGTTCTAGAATACTTAGTGGGTAGACCTCTTGCAGTGCGGTAGGCGTCAGCAGCCTTCTCGGATAAATCTGCGACCCCAGTTACAATATCTATAAGACTAGGTTCTCGAGCAACAACACCAAATTCCCCACCCACGGGGTCACTAAACCCTCCAGCTTGTGTGTAGCCATTGCCATATTCTGGTGGAGCGTAAAACGCCCCGTTGTACCCAATATCTGGAGAATAGGCATTTACAGACCGTACGCGATCTCCAAAATCTCTACCGTAGATACTAGTCATAAGTTACCTCAGAGTGTTATAAGTTTAACTCTTTATTGATAAGGCATCTCACGGCGTGGATCACTCATCCGCCGTAAAAATTCTTCCATAAAGGCTTCCTGCGGTTGTAACTGAGGTTGTTGCATAGGCCGAGTCGCGTCGACTAATTCAAAATTACCTTGATTCGGATCAACTGAAGCGGCAGTAGTAGCCTCCACATTACCGATAGCGTTTGTAGGTGTATCAGATCCCATAGGTGTAACCACACGGGTCGTCATAACAGACTGTCCACTCTGTTGATTTGCTTCTGGGTTGGCCAGATTCTGCTGTTGGAGTTGGTAAGCCAGCATTGGGTATGACTGCGCCCAAGTGCGAAGAGCTGCGGCTTCGGTTGGATCAGAAGAAGTACCCTCAACGTATTTCATCAAAGCTTGACGAACAGGCGCTTGTTGTGTATACGCTTCTCTAGCAGCATAATAATCTTCTGCACTTCTGTAGTTCTCAGGGCTACGAGGCTCCAATGCTCTATTTACTGCGGCAGCTCGACGTGAATATTGCTCTAGTTGACCACGTCGATCACTATCCGCTCCCATTGACCCTGTAGTTGTTACGCGAGCGGGCGCAGTGGGATCAGGAAGTCTTGGGGCTGGTGGTGGTAATCCTGGTTGTAACTGCGAAGTCGTTGCAGAATCTAAAGAACCCAACATTGTTCCGTCATTCTCACGGACTAATACATTTGGGGTTGGATTTAAGCTAGTTGGTGTCACAAGAGGTTCACCAGGAGGAGGGCTTGTAGTTGAGGGTTGCTGTCCCAAAGGTGCCGATCCTTCATTGTTAGAGAAAGTGTTATACACCCCCACGCCTGCACCAACTGCACCTGCTCCGATTATTCCGGCACGAAAAACTGGGTCTCTAAGCATACGGCTCAAGTCAGTCATTTGAACACCGCCGGCTGCATTACGCAATTCAGCAGCTAATATCTGATCTATTTCTCTAACGGGTACAGAGGGTCCTTGCAAATTAGGTAAGAAAGCTCTTGGATTTGCAGCAGCTAAAGGTGCTACTTCGTCAACTGCATTACCAGCCGCGTCTAAAACAACTCGATTTGTAGGGACAATACGACCAGCCGCAGCACGCATTTCAGCAGCACGTAGTGCAGCCACTTTGTTGGGTATTACTAGTAAATTAGGTAGTCCATCGGCTTCTGTGAGGAACTCGTTAGGTGGATTGTCAGCCGCCCTAACGATATTGAGCTCTGGCCTTGGTGGCTTTACTTCAATGCGACCAGCAAGAGGAGAAGGTTCAGTAAAAATAGGTTGTCCGCGAATCTCACTTGGACGAGAAATAGGAATACCCTGTTCAAACTCCATTTGTCTAGCAAGCCTCTCCTGTGCCCTCATCTCATCAAGATTTAATCTATTTGGAGGAGGTACAGGACCTTGGCGTACACCAGCTTCAGCTGCCGTCCCATACGTTTTATTACCCAGTCTTGTACCTCCAACGCCTGGAGTTCCAGGTGCGTATCGTAAACGAGCTTGACCTCCTGCTACCTCACCAGGACCAGGTCTAAGAAACGTACCTTGGAGAGTATTCTCAGCTGATGTAGGAATTGGGCGTGCTGGTGGAGCCGTGCCACGCAATCTGTCAAAGAGTTCACTGGCTTCCTGCCGACGGAACTCGGGAAGATTCCGTACTCTGTTTGCTAAATTTACGTCTACAGGTGAAATAGGGGCACGAGGACTAGTTAAGTCAGGTAAAAAACGACGAGGATCGACAGCTTGAGGAGCACGTTCTGAAGCTTCCCGTAGTGTATTGCCTAAAGCTCTATCTGCAGGTGAAATAGGGGCACGAGGGCCAGCTAAATTAGGTAAAAGACTACGAGGATTTGGACGAGCAGAAGGTAAACGCTGTAGCAATCTTTTTGCCGCAGCTGAACCTATTGTCTGTAAGGCTTCATTTAGAATATTTCTAAGGCTCATGAGCTACAAACCAGTGACTAGTAAAGTAAGTCTACCGCCAATTGGCGTAAAAATAGAGTCTATCGGAACGTGATACATCAGGTGGACCAGGAATAGCTTGAATAAATTCTCCGCCAGAACGTTCAAATCTGTACCTAGATGCCACGGGGTCGCGGTAGTTCGGCACATAAAGCATTTGAGCTAATCGATCGCACTCATACAAATAATTCTCACGCCAAATTCGAGATGTCTCGCGTTTATCTTGAATATTGATCGAACGGGATACGTCACCTAAAATTGTTTCTTGTCTACTTGTTGCTCGACCTGTAGCAAGTTCAGTGAGACGCTCAGCTTCCTCACATCGTTCAATTTGTTGAATAATTTTATCGTAATAAAACTCACTTGGAACGCTATTACATGCTTCTAGTAAACGAGCGTAATCACCGGCAGGTACCGTAGCAATGTTGTACGCAAGGTGATACGCAGTGCGACTAAAGTTAAAGTCGTCTAGAGCGTAACCAAAAACCTGAGCGGGGTTTCTAGTTAGTTGATTTACAGCAGCGTAAATCGTCTCACGTTTAGTGGCGTCTGTAGTTGTAGGTTGAAATACAACTCCCTGCTGAGCAAGATAACTCTGCAGTTGTTCTAGTTCTTGTACAGTAAATTGGGCCACAAAGATGAAACCGCTGCGTTACAGTCTACTGCGTTTTGATAAACTAAAAAATAAGTCTGTCAGCTAAATATTACTCAACATACACTGAGCCAGTTGCAAATACTTCATCCCAATCAACTCGTTTGATCGAATTAAGTTGATCTAATTTGATAAATCGCTCACCTGGTAAGGATTGACGCAACTCAACAATTTCTTTAGCGGTTTTAAGGCCCACACCAGGTAAACATTGTGTAAGACCTTCAGGAGTGAGTGTATTTAGGTTTATACGGGTGTCCGCAGGTGGTAAAGGCTTAATAATTGGGGGTTTTTCGGGCTCATCCTTTAAAACCCGGCGATTTCGTCGTGTAGCCACATGATTTGACGCTGGTTTAGGGCTGTCATCCTCTAAAAGCTCACCAACTTGCTCTTTGTGAGCAAAAAACACTTTACCTGTTGTGTTTGACCTAACCATCAAGTAGTCGCCTTCGTCGTATTCCGATAAAATCTCAATCTTGACACCACTGGGCTTGTATACACTGGCTGTCATGGGCTGAGTCACTATGTGTTCAGTAGTGTAAGGCAAACTCTAGTAAAAACAAAGCTATTTACTCAGAAACTTTTGATTCCAAATCAAATTTACGAATAAACTCAGCTCGTTTTTCCCAGGTGTCACCTCCAGTGCGTCCCTTGGCTGTATTTATGCATTCTGCCGCTTTTATCTGGTTACAGACCAATCCGGCAAGATCTAATTCGCTTCCTCGCTTACCCGTACGCCAGTGGTGAACATTATTTAGCCACGTGGCGCCACAAATGGAACATTCTTTTCGGCAAAGTTTTAGATCAGACAACTCACGCTCGTCCACAAGAGTCACCGTGTATAGATCCCTTATACTTTGCCAGTTTGTAGAAAAAACCCAACACAATATATTGAAAAGTCAATATAAAAAAATACCCCTCTTGGTAGAGGGGCACTAATTTTGGTGTCTTCTGACTTAATCAGGAAGGAGAGGTAGAAGTAAAGATACTTGACTCAATTACACCAGCAGGTTGCAGAGCAACATCAGAACGCTCAGGGGGTTGATCAGGCAGAATCCAACAAACTTCGCAGATTGCTAGAGACTTATTTGCACCGAAGAGCCTTCCAGTACCAGCACGGGGATCATAGACACCCGAACCTTGAGCAAGACCAGAAGCAGCAGCACCGCCAAGATTGGCTGTGGTAAACAGTTTCCAGGTCGTCGCGTTAGCAAGAGCAGCCAAACTGCTGCTGTTAAATATATTTACGGAATTAATGCTTCCGTTAGGAATCCGACTGGCCGCTCCAGTAATAGAACAACCAAACTGACCAGATACCACGGTGCCGTTGTCACGCAGTCCTTGGCCAACAGCGGGAATCAGTGTAACTTGAGGAGTTGCACTGCCACCAGCGACACCAGAGCTAACAAGGTCTCCACCATCGATACGTAAAGACGCACGATAGACATATCCAGACGCAGGAACGATAATACCATTCGTGATGTCAGCACGGACGTCCTTGTGGAAGTCAGGTGACGGAATGATAACGTTAGCGTTAAGGAAGGGTTGTTGAGCACTGTTCTGACCCGAACCATAAGGAAGGGTGTAGTACTCGAGTTGATTATTCGTTCCAAGAGCTTGATAGCTCAAGTCGACATAACCGATTGCTTGTTGAGCAATCCAACCAGGACGGAAAACAACACCAACAGGACCGCCCACAGGCTGGTTGGTCAGGTTGGTTGAAACACCGTTCGCATCGTTGTACTGAACGGTTTTTTCTTCGTGCCAGAAACGAAGAACGTTGGTGTAGTTACCAGGATAAATCTTGGAAACTGACAGTTGATTAGTAGCGATAGCCATGTTTAGTTACCTCCTCAAGCGTCGAAAGAGTAGGCAACAGTAACGAAATCAGCGTTCAGAAGTTCAAAACCTGCGTACAGGCTCCAAATCATCATGATAAAACGACTGAAGTCATCATTGTTGTTCAGCAACACTTGAGCGTTGTTACCGCCAATGCCAACTCCTGAGGATTGAGGTCCGAAGAAGATGCCAATTGCAGAGTTATACGCTTTAGTGACGCTTGCGATTGTCGCACTTTGTGTCTGTGTAGGCATGTTGGTGCTTTCGAAGAAGCGCACACCTTCAAACACAAATCCTGTGGGCATAATTGGTTCGCCAGCCACAAAAGTGGCTTGCCCAAAGCCCTGACCCATGTACAGCGCAGCGTTAGGCTGCATACCGGACATAAGTGGGTTGATTTGACCATTGCCAGGGTAACGAGCAACTTCACGGAAGTCACTGTTCTGACGCAGGTGCATCAAGAAGGTAGGATCGCAAACACAGCGATAGAAACCATCTTGGAAAGTAGGAGTGTTCCTCTTACGCAGGCTCTTCACCACGCGCAATAAGTCATCCTTAATGTCGAACTTGGCTTGTTCGGCGTTGGTGTAACTAAGACCACCAACAGTCAGATCGCCAGGGAAATAGTAACCGCCGGACGAGTCAGAAGACTGACCTTTAGAAACAGCTTTCAGGAGTTCGTTAATGAACACCCGATCGCGCCAACGACGATAATCGTCGAGCAGGGTCAGGCTACCAATAGATTGGTGGAAGGTTGTGAGGTTGCCTGTGTCTAGTAAAAGACGCTGAGCAGTGATCAGGGTCTCGCGAGCAATCTTAAAAGTGCTTGGCTGAGTAGGATCACTGGGGTCAGCAGGGCCGGTGTACTCTTTAAGAGTCACCTGTACCTTGTCCTTCACAATGTTGCGACTGTTTGCAGTGCCGATTGTCTGTTCGGCAGTGCGCTCGCGAGATTCTTTGGAGCCGGGGTTACCGAAGAAGCGGTAACGGTCAAGCTGCACAGTCTGTCCTGGCTGCTTACTGAAGTCATGTACCACCACTGGTTCCGCAGCCATCTCAACGATGTATGCAGGGTGTGGACGGTACAGCTCGGCACCAAGAATCTTCGGAAAATCATTATCGATGAACATCGATAAATTCTCGAAGAAACTACAAGATCAATATTAACTCTATATTGTGTTAATAGGACAGAAAACGTGTCGCAGTTTTAGTGGTTAACCAATCTTTCTAATTGTGTTACGAACCCCTTCGCCTAATACGCCATACACCGATCCGTAATTTGGTACATATCGCGTAGATTTACCCCGATACTGAGAGCGAACAACTACACCCATCTGGCCTGGTAAATTACTTCGACTGGCTTCAGTAAAGACTTGACAATATACAGGAGGGCTATAAACCCACGCGGCACGAGAACCTGAATCGTCATTAGTGGGATTAGTAAGTGCGGGATAACGTACGCGCTGATAACTACCTGGACCACCTGTACTTCCTTCCCCTACAAACTCACCTAAATCAGCGTCGTATCTGTAAGGTTCATTGCTACTTGGCGTATTAAAAGGAGAATAAGCTTGGTTGTCAGGAACGCCTGCCCCAAACCAGGTATAGACACCAAAGTCTCTTAAGCCAGGTTGAGGCCCAAGAGCAGTTTGAACATTTCGACCGGCAATACTGTATCGTCCTTGCGCTCGAAACCCTACGTAAGTATCAAGTAACCCTGAAGCATGTGGCAACGAGTTTTCGTAATTTGTCCAATAGCCCGAGACAGCAGGAGGTACGGCTCGCCACTCCGTATTTAGGTACCCACTAATGTTTACAGGTCCTACAGGAATGCGACCAAAATCTGCGCCTTCAAAATTAACACCAAACCAATTTTGTTGAACTCCGTTAGGAAGGATGTAACCGCTAGAAACGAGTTTATACGTGTTAGTTAAGTTCTGGTTATCCCCTGTGCGTTGAGGACCAGACTGTATTGGATGGTAAAGACTTTTGTCGTATCTCCAGTTTGTTAAGGGAGTGTAAGCCACGAGGGTTATAGCGTATATCTTAATTCTACTCCTCTAGAATTCCGTAAGAAGTTATCTCAAACAATGGTACAAGTTGAAAAAGTTATAACAATTTTTTTTGAGGACCCGGAAGCTTCTGTAGCCTGTTTTTCGGGGTCACTAGCAGACTCTTTAGTTCATCCACAAAAGAGGTCAAAGTTGTTTGCCTACCTCGTAAAAACAACTGTCGTGGGTTTATTTCTAGCCACTTTTGTTAGTCCTGCTTTCCACGAGAGATTTAAACTGACCAAAAATGAAGCAATCGCTGCTTCATTCGTATGCGGCTACGCAGGTATTCGCATATTAAATGCAGCCGAAAAATACTTCGAGTACATGCTTCAAAAGAAAATAGCCAAACTTCAGGTCAACTCAACTGACGTATCAAAACCAGAAGATACTTCTTCTTGATTCTTATTTGGAATCAGAGTTGTAGGTTCGACTGTAGGAGCTTGAGCTACTACGACTTCCTTAACTTCTGTCTCAAAGCTGGGTTTACGGCGCAAGGTTCCGAGAGCTCTCATAATTAATCAGCTGGTGTAGTTACATTAGCAAAAAAAAGCTCCCCTGTTTCCAAGGGAGGCAGTTTGAGTATCTAAGTTATCTTAAGCAGCGTCCATAAACAGAAGTTTGCTACGCAAAGCTTCAGGGCCCATCTGGTTGAGATAACGCCAAGCGTTCTCAGGGCTACGATTCATAACATCACCAAACGTTTCCCACTGTTGCTGAGGAACAACTCCTTGAGCAGAACCACCAGCGTTAGCAGGGGGAGCAGGCATGTCATAGCGAGGCTGATAAGCCTGTGGAGCTATTTGACCCTGATTAGGGGAGTCAATGTCCACGGGGACTACTTCAGTGAAGAAGCGATCAGTGTAGTTAGCTAAGTGATCTGGATCAGTCAGGATGACCTCCATAGCGTTGTGACGCAATGTGAGGTTGTCCATGCGACCGGCTTGGTCCATAAGCATATCCTCAAGAGCACATGAGTACTGATTGAGAATCCCAGGCGCCTCAATACCGAAGTGATTAACTACGGCGTGAGTTGCGGGGCTTAGACCGTGTAGGCCGTTTGACTGGCCCGTAGAAGTCGGCGAGGAACTCTGGGTTGGTGAGACGTTGGTAGGTAAGGTCTGCGCTACCTGCTGTGCCTGGTAAGCCCAAGGTTGGACCTGTGAACTCAGATTGCTCTGTTGAGTAGCCTGCTGCTGAGCCGCCAGGTAAGGCGACGGTTGAGCCTGGCTGGGGGACGACGGCGAGTTGATCTGAGTAAGCACCCGCTCCAGCGAACCCATCGCTGCTTCCCACGGATTGTTGGGGGAAGACTGAGACGTTAACTGGTTGAACTGGCTGTTGGTAGTAAGGCCCGTAACCGGTATTCCCGGCGACGGCTGTTGGACTGTAGTTGCCGAAGCTACCGCCGGGGTAGAGGTTTGGGCTACCCACTGGGGGTAAGCGGTTGAGCCCTGGTCCGAGGCTATTGCCTGGGAGACCGGGCTCGGGGTCGAAGCTTGGATCTGCTGGCTCATAGCTACCCGAATAGGTTAGTTCTTCCGCGAGATGGTCGAAAGTTCTGTAAATTAGCGGAGTGATATTAAGTCTCGGATCAGACGCAAGTGGCTGGTTAGGCGCAAGCGGATGAGGAGACTGCAACATCTGTTGTAATAATACCAGAAATTGTTGCATAGCAGACTGAGTTTGTTGAACCATTCGGAAAGGAAATCCTTTCAACATTTCGGCTCGCTCAGAATCAGTCTTCTCGGGAAATAAGAACTTTAGAGCTTCTATGCTATCAACACCAAGCTCTTGTAAGTTGCGAACAACAATTGATTTTTGGTTAACATCGTATGCGGTGTCCTCATACACATCACCCTGATATCTATAAGTAACTGTACGATCACCATCTTCAGGTAACCCTATAACCCCACGTGGCACTTTATTCTCAGACAAAGCTGCACGCATCACCTGGTCTAACTTTGATTCGAACTTAAATGTTGCACCTTGATACTTTTCGACAGTCTCAGCTTCCTGATCGGTAGGAGGCTTAGGTTCTTTTAAACCAGAAGCCGCAATAAAAGACTCTCTAAAAATTAATTCTTGGTGATAAACCATCATTTCCAAGAGACGATTAAATCCGTAAACAAGAAATGATTTATTTTTTCTTAACGCCGTGGCCTGGGCCCGACCCATTAAACCCTTAATTTCGGTTGCGGTAGCACCAGCGGAAATTGAAATTTCATCAACACCACCAAGTGCCGTACGGATCTCTTCCCGTAGTAATAAAAGATATCTATTCATATCCCCGTTTACGGGGTCGGGCGTCATATAGCCCACACGGTCAGAAGGCTCTACGTTCGCAATAATCCGTGGTACACGGAGCCCACCACCCATCGAAGCGCCGAAAGGTTCACTTACACGGGTCGAAGGACTATCAATTCCAGCAAAACCACTTTGACTACTGATAGTCGGTCTAAATGTGGACTGACTGTCGCCAGCTTCGACAAGATCACTACGAGGACGGGAACTAATTAACGTTGGATTACCAAAAAATTCAATATTTTTAGCAATATTCCTTGAGAGTTGGTCATGAAGCACAATTTGCTCCATAAAAGGATCAAACTCTCCTTCACCCTCAGTTCCACTTGAGTTTGGCTTATTTAAAACTTCAACGGCAGGGATAAACCCAAGTGTGTTAGGCCGTTTTTTGCCTGGTGTTAGTATCGCACCAGGTTCCAGGTCAAAACTTAGTTCGCTATCAGTCTCAACCTCACTAATCTCGTCTGCTGTTATAGAGAGACGTACATAACGTTTATTTTGACCGGCTGACGTGCTTGGTAGACCTAAGTTAGCATTCTTAACTTTGTAGCTATAGATAATAATTACTTCATCCACTTCACCATTCACATTGTGGTAAACACGGTATTGATTTTTATTGAAAAAGTAAATCTGGTACTTTAACTTGGGATCAGGTCGGAAGTAAAAGAGACCGCACCCGTCAATTAAGAAATTTCGGATTATGGACGGGAATCTAATATCAATTCTATTGAGTTTTATAACATCGTCTAAAAAACGTGAACGACTTTTATATGTATCTTGATCACAGTAGAACGTGACACCCTTCTTAATCATAAGAAGAGTCATCTGCTGTAGGTGACTCAGAACAACCATCGTGGCCGATTGATTGCTCCGATCCTGGGTGCGCGAGGCCTCCAGAATTTCGTTAAATCGCTTTCTAGTCTCAGTGGACATTCAATTTAAGAACAAAAAGTTTAAATCTATTTGTTGGCGGCCGTTTGTTTTGCCTTACGAGCTTTTGCTAGCGCCCGTTTACGGGATTCACTTTTACCACGGGGTTCTTCATTCTTTGAGTCTCCGTCTCCTTGACGTTTTTCTTGAAACTTTTTCAAGAGCTCAGCAGGCATGCGATCAGCCATTTGGAAGAAGATACTTTCTTACTCTTTCCAGTGTAACCGCTTCTAGCGGTAAATCTTCCATTGGAAATGCAGTAAGCATGTGATCTTCTCGACCCAGCATATCTATACTGCCAGCCACCGCTTCAAACGTTTTACAAGTCTCAACAACAGTAGGCTTATCAGTCTCCCAATGCGCATAGGATTTAAGCTTTTTGAGTCTCCTTTCAGAGTCACCCATCCAACTTAAGTGCCACCCAGCATCACGATCTCCTATTACCTTACGTGTCGTTTGTCGCCGAACGTTAGTTATAGATCCTAATGAAGCAAGTTTTCCTGCAGTGCAAATAGTCGCACAATGCCAGTGAAAAAGTTCACCAAGAGGAGTGCAAAGCTGTAAGTCCGCTCGTCCATAGTGCATAGACATATCCAAACCTAAAATTGCGTCGGGATTTGCCTCAAGTTCAGCTTTTATCTGTTCAAATTTTGCTGGGTTAGGGAGTTCGTCACAGTCAGAACAAATAAAAACAGCACTTTTTGGTAGCTCTGAGAGATAAATCCCAAGAGCGTCACGTTGGCCACGCTCACGAACCCAGTGATCTGGTTCTTCGTCAACAGTCGGAAGTTTGACGTGGATAACTTCGATTAATTCATCGGGTAGACCTAATTCTTTAATCGTTTCGGCACAAGTAAAAGCCTTTGGCTCCCCCCGATGAGTTCGATCCGCATCGGCAATTAAAAAACCATCAACATGATCCTTTAATAAGGAAACACGTAATTCAAGTAACTCGCGTTCGTTAAAATAAGGAAAACAATCAATTAACATTTTCAGGAAGGAGGTAGGTTTTGACGCGCTCTAATTCGAATAGTTTTGAAGGCAGAGCGCCTAAAGGATAAGTGGTAATTAAGTGATCGTCACGCCCCAGCATGTCAAGATTTCCTTCTTGAGGTTCAAACATCTCACACCTACGCTGTACGTCCGGCGTGTCCCACATATAGTATTCAGCAATAGAACGGAGTTTGTTCTTTCGTCGTTCGCCATCACCCATCCAACTTAAGTGCCAACCAAAATCTCGTTCACCTAAATACAAATTATTTTGGCTTTCCCTCATCACAGAGAGTGTGCTTTGTTTCCTTAAGAGACCAACCGTAGAAACAAAAGCTCGTTGCCACTCATGCAGTACACCATCAGGAGTTATTAACTGCCGATCAGCGCGGCCATAATGCATAGACATGCTAGCCCGTACTATTTGATCTGAAGTTTCAGCTGCGGCTTTTAGTTTATCTAACGCAAGGGGATTTACCAGTTCATCACAATCTGAACAGATGAAGAGCGTATCATCTGAAAGCATATGAAGCCCAACACCTAAAGCATCACGTTGTGCTCGCTCACGTAACCACGGGTCTGGTGCTTCCTCAATAGAAGGTAGCTCAACGTGTAAAACTTGCACTTTACTATCGTCGATCCCAAGTTCTTTAAGAGTATCGACACAGGTAAAAGGTTTTTCTTCGCCCCGATGTGTTCTGTTGGCATCTGTTATTAAAAACCCGTCGACGTAGTCTTCAAGAGTTCTAATGCGGAGCTCTAAAAGTTCTTTTTCGTTAAAGTAAGGAAAGCAATCGACAAGCATACAAGGTTGACGCGAGTGTCACCATAGTAGCTTAAACCTGTTGGATATACTTGGCTGCTCTGCGTTTAGCTCTTGTTAAAATACTCACATCTGTATCCATGGCGGGGTCAAACCCATCTTGACCTCCCCCACTTGAATAATCAGTAGGTGCTACAGGAGCCGGAGGTTGTCCTTTTAGTGCAGTTTGATCCTGGGCGGACATGTCTTCAAACACCGTATCCGATGATTGATTAGCTCGTCGTTGAGCTTCAGCCGCCGCAGTCTGCATCTGATAAGCTTGAGCAAAACCATAAGCATTAGCGTTGTGAGTGTTCATCAGTATAGAGCGGTACAATGAGCTGAGGTACCAGACACTACAGCAGTGCAACTAAGAGGCAACAAAGTAGTACTCGTAATATGCTCAAAACGTGAAAGTTGGCCCTGAGAGTCAGTGAGCACAAGAGTTACTTTAGAAGCACCACCACCGCTAATGTGCTCGACTAAGATACCTCGGCAGGCAGGAAAATTTACTCGAGCCATATTTCCCGAAGTTACTATGTGGTAGCCACTGCCATACGGGAGCGTTGCTGACTGTCCATAAACCGAACCAAAAGCGCGAATATCCATAAGACAGATTTTTTTTAATTTTAACCGCATTCCTCGGAAATTTGTATTAAACGTTTTAAATACCACTCACACTTCTTTAAATCCTCTACTCCATTTTTGTGCTCTGTCCTCCACAAATACTTCAAACACGCCCCCCGGCAATACGATTTAAAGCCTTCATGCCCAAGTGCAGATTTTAAAGCATCAATACATTCGACGGAACCCTGGTTATAGTGTGGCGGTTTATTAACTAAGTCAACTGTCCCGCAACCAAAATCAACAACGTCACCCTTTAAATCCCAAAAATCTGACACTGAGAACTCGCTTATTAGTACTTAAACATAGTGGTTATGTCTAGGCATGTGTTTTGATTTTGCAATAAAACGTTACTGTACTTGTTGTCTAAGTGCTCCAGTAATCCGCAAGGAGCAATACGAAGCTTATCTCCGTCACGAATTAATGGCACCACTCGGCGGTGTTCTTGATCGGTGTTAAGAGATTCAAAAGCAAGACCTAAAGAACTTCTGTCAGCTATCGGCCAACAACGAAATTTCGTTAAATCAAAACTTCTTATGGGATCACAGCTCTCAGACACAATATACTTCTCAGCCATTTCAGGATCCAATATCATCATTCCCATATACGGATTACCGAGGGACGCAAAACAAATAAAATCATCACAAGGGGTTATAAAAGTTTGTACGTTATAAGGACGATCTCCCCACACCGCTTTAGTGGGTCCGTTCAACTCCCAGACTCTGTAGTTATCAAAAGGAATGAGTAGCTTATCTCTGCGTTCTACTCGGCAAAAACCTGGTTCGAGATTTAAACTTTTAAGTTTATCTTTCCAAGCAAGCCAATAGTCAAAGTTTTCACGTGTAAATAACATATCGTTCTCTGTATATACGTAAAAATCGTAAGTTTTATTCTGAACAACTTGTTTTAAAAGATGTTTATGCGCCCACGTAAGGCTAAAACCTACGTACTCAGGTTCCGCTACGATAATATTTAAATTACAGGGACCTAAATTAGGTTCTAACAAGTCCAAGACAGCTTGTTTGTCTTGTTTATGCTCAAAGTCAATAAAAATATAAAAGTCTTTAACCCCTGGAAGAGTGATGTAGCCTTTTAAAGTCTTTAAAAGAACGTCAAATCGCTCTAAAGGATTGTGCGCTGTTACAGCGATAAAGTAGTTAGTAAGTATTGGTTCGTTATCGGAAATCATCAATACTCCATTTCGAAACCACCTCGGCGTTGTAGAAAACAGATTAAATGCGTGTATGCGTCAAGTAAGTCATCATGCGAAGTAGCTCCAATGTTGATTAATTGGTCAAACAATAGATCAAATTTACGGTACCGATTAAAAATCACCTTTTTATTTTCCAACAGACCTAGAGTTCCCCTAAACCTAGAGACTTTATCACCTCTAAACCCATTCACCTCGTGGATATGAATATTACTAAGTCCTTTATCATTCAGCAAAATTCTTCGGAGATCAGCCGCTAACGATGCTTGATACGCAACAGCTTCCACGACTAACGTGCACGTAGAATATGTCGGGAACAACTCCCCCGCTGCGTTCTCTACCAAGATCCCCCACTCAACAAGCATCTTACAGAGTAAATCAATCTTCTCAAGATTACCTATAGAGCGAACCTGATGCGCGTCAATAATATAGTACTTATCTTTTACCCTACCGCCCAAGACCATCGCGGTATAGTCTGATGTCTCACTACGACTAGCCGATAAATCCACACCAACGGCTAACGAATCAAATTCTGTTACAACATCTCCTTTTACAAGTAGATCAGGCGAAAGAATTAAATCAGATGTCATTACCGGTTGCTGCTGATACTGGTAAGCAAAAGCAACAGGATCGAGCTCTTTTTGACCTAGTAAATAGTCAACACTCCATTGTTCGGGCCAGTAACTCTCAGGATTGCTGTCGTTGTCATACGTCAATGCTTCTTGAGTTACCTGTTTCCACCCGCGTTCTGGTACGAACATTGTTTTATGAATATCTAGTGGATGAAATCGGGTGCCTAAACAAATCGCCCGACCACCTTCAAAAATAATAGGCGCAATAACTGATGACCAATTATTATTCATTTCTTCACGAATTGTCGGGTTGCGTATATCTGCAGAACTTTTAACTGGGTCATCCACAAGGCATAAATGGGCTCGTTTAGATGTAATGGACCCTCTAAGACCAGCAGCGCGAAGAGTAAATTCTTCGTCACCAACTCGGGATATACCTGCGTAGTCAAAATCAATCGACCAACCTACATCACTCTGCATTCCCGGCTTAAGTCGACAAGTAGGAAATATTTTTTTAAACTCGGTCGAATCAACTATCTGTTTAATAATTCTACTTTTTGGTATAGCGGTATTAATGTTGTACGAGATATAAATAATTTGTAGGGGCATCTTAGCGGCTGTATGGCGACCTATACACCATGCAGTAAACATGTTCATTACGGTGCTCTTCGCAGAACCTCTGGGACTTAGTATATCAAGGTTTGGTCCTGCTATATCTAGTAGATACTTATTGCTATCTCCTGTTATCAAATGTTTGTACCACTCTAACATATGTCTTGCTGGTGGCTTGTCAAGCAACGTACAGAACGTTTGGAAATCACTAGCTGCTCTTGTAAATATAGTATCTAAAACTGGAGCATCACTGTCAAATGCTTTAGCCGCCCTCATTTGTAGAGCGCGGCGGTAAGCAAAAGTTTCACGACTAGGCATAAAAGGTAATACTGTCTGTATACTGATAGCAAGATTCTAACCCCAAATGGCAAAAATTCTGTGGTACGGAGATATCCTCTCAAATACTGGGTTTGGTAGAGTTACACACAGTATCCTGGAGTATCTACAGAAGAACCATGAGATTGTAGTTGTAGGAATAAACTACACAGGTGATCCACACGATCTGCCTTTTAAAGTTTATCCAGCGGCGGCCAAAAACCCACAAGATCGATTTGGTATTGGACGCCTACCGGAAATTGTTGACGTAGAGAAACCCGATTTTATAATCTGTCTAAACGACATCTGGATAGTAAATCAAGTTTGGGAACGCATTCATCTGCTTAAAGATCAGCATAAATTTAAATTTATTGCTTACTTCCCACTAGATTCACAGTGGTACATTGAAAGTCATATGCGGTTTGTTAAAGACTGGGACTTTGCAATCACGTTTACAATTGAACAAGCTCAAAGAGTAATGCAGTTAGGAGTAAAGCCTAAGTTACTAGGTGTGATACCCCATGGAGTAGAGACAAGTAAATTTTTCCCCTTAGATAAAATAGAAGCTCGTAAGCAACTCCAGATACCAGAAGATAAGTATATTGTTCTGAATGCAAATAGAAATCAGCCGCGCAAGCAAATTGATCTGACGATAAAAGCATTTGCGGAATTCGCAGTAAATAAGGATGACACTATGCTCTACCTGCACATGAGTGAAAAAGATCTTGGTTGGGATATCCGAGCCATCTTCGAGACAGAGATGAAACGTCGAGGACTTAAATCCGACCAGAGATTATTAATGACCACCACAAACATTGACTACTGCAACGCTCCTGCTGATGAAATGCTTAACCTAATATACAACTCGTCTGACGTTGGAATTAACACAGCTAACGGAGAAGGTTGGGGTCTAGTTTCTTTCGAACATGCGGCTTGTAAAAAACCTCAAGTGTTGCCCAACCACACGTCATTTGCAGAGGTATGGAAGAACAAAGCGTTACTAGCTGATGTAGCAGCTTGGATATACGATAAAGATTTAGGAGTGGAACGAGGTATTGTCGATATTAAGGATATGGCAAACAAGATGACCAGTTTATATGAGGATAAAGAATTGACTGAAAAAGTAGCGAACGACTGCTATGAAGTCACAACCAACCCTTCGTACCGATGGGATAAGATTGCCGAAGGTTTTGAAAAGGCTATGGAGGAGATGTCGAAATGAGCCTACAATTCCATCGCTATCGTACGTACCACAACCGTACAGTAAAGCCTGTTTTAATCCCTACAAAAAGTGGGTACCCATCCGTCTACCAACAAGCCAAAAGTATAGGGGGAACGTTTACCCGAATAATCGGTGGTTTACCTGAAACAAACGTAGCAAACTTTAGTCCGTGCATTTTAAAACACAGAAATTCAACGTTAATTGCGTGGCGATCCCAACCTGAGCCTTTTGTTTTCAGACACGATAATAAATACTTTTATTACAACAACACGCCGACAGACTTATATATCGGTGAGCTTCTTAGCGATGAATCAATTATCGCAGCACGTAACTTAAAACCTAGCAAACATAGGCTCAGCTACGAAGATCCTCGATTGTTTATCAGTCCTGACGACAATTTACAGTGTCAGTTTGTCACGAGCACATATGCCACTAAATGGGATACGACTAAACATAAACTTTTAAAAACACCAAAAATCTGTGTTGGTACAGTAAGTAAATTCGGTTCTCTAGCTGACTGTGTATTTCCTGATATAGGAGCCAACCTGCAGGAAGGAGGATCAGAAAAAAACTGGTGCTTCTACACAGACAAGGACCAACTAAAACTCCTGTACTCGACGATTCCTTTAGTAATAAAATCACCAGGTAAAGCTGACGTAACAATTGATTCATCCTGTTTAAAAAAACTAACAGGTGACCACCCAACATTTAACTCCGCGGCGCCTATTGCTATCGGTGATGAATGGCTCGTGTTTTTTCATTGGAAGTATATGGTGTACGAATTAGATAAAAGACCGTACCTCCTTTACTCACTGGGCGCATACACGCTTGATGAAAAACAAACAAAAATCACGCGAGTGATAAGAGAACCTCTTTTTGTGGGATCTACTCAAGATGATTTGATTACGTGGACCGATTGTTTGGGTAACGACGTATCAAATCAACCCGCGTGCATCCTTCCTTTTGGGTGCCTTATCGAAAACGAAGAAGAGCTAGTAATGTCTCTTGGTGTGAATGACTATTTTATGGGCATTTTTAGAACATCAGTTGTTAATGTTCTTGCTCTTCTAGAGTTAATTGAATAGTTATTTAAGTTTTTTCTTCTCGTTCAATCGTGCTCCAGATAACAATTGAGGCATCTTCAATAAGTGCACTCATCGTAGGTTGATCTTGGAAACTATTCATTAGCTCACGCAAACAGCGATCGGCTCCAGCAAGAAGTAGTCCGCGACGGTCTACCCCGTCTGTTAGCTGCCGGACAGCTTGAATGTGACTACGTAGTTCTTTTTGGAGCACTGCAATCTTGGTGGCAGCTGTTGCATAATCTAGCATACCATTTACCGTCATCTGCCTAACATTATTTAGATCTACTTTAAGTGCATCTATTTCTATCAATAGATCTTTTCGTAAATCGCTTTTAGGGTACTTCTCTTGCACCCACGCGGTTATGTCCGATATAGATCCTGCGTAGTTTGGTTTTAAGAATCGAGCATACAGGTAAGCTTCGATATCGCTCACGCTATTTTTAGCATAGTAAGTAAACGAATCTCTCTGAGCTTTATTAAGTAGGGCTAACCACGAACCTACCGTGGTCGAATCACCGATAGCTGCTTTAATCACGCAAAAAAGCGTTGGCCAGCTAATGCTTGGTTGGCTCCAAACTGCTTAATTGCTAACTGTGCCTTAGTCTGACCTCGGATATTTGCAAGATTTGAGTACGTCTGTGCCTGTATTCGTTTTATATCTCCAACAGTTCTAGCTTGATCAAGCTGTAATCCTGATTCACGAGCTTGCGACCCTAAAGCTAATCGTCCAGATGTTTCAGCCTTAGTCTTAAATACATCAGCAAGTGTATCTGCTTGTCTTTGAGCTACCCCAGCTCTAGCTTGTTCCTGTAAAACTTTTAAACCAACGTTACCTTGAGCTAGCTGACCAGCTAATTCATTTTCACCTGCTAGTGCGCTAGCCCCAGCCTGGGCTAAAAATGTAGGAGCCGCAAGTTCAGTTGATAATTTTGCTTGACCCAGTAGTTTTTGTTGTTCAAGACCAGCACCAGCAGTAGCTGTCGCTACCCCAGCCTGAGCTGATGTTCTTTTTTGCGCTTGATCTAAAGCTTCTTTTAGTACAGTTAATTGACTAGAAGCAATTGTGTTACCTTGTATACCTAGGGCACCACCAAGACCGCCTTGCAAAATAGCAAGACCTTGCATAGCTGCGGTAAGAGGATTATTTTCTGACGCTGCTTTAGCTCCATACAGAGCATAGTAATCTATGGGCGCCGCCATTGCAGCACCTCCGCCTCCGCCTCCGCCCCCTGCAAGTTTAGATTGCATGTCCGCCGCCAAGCCCAAGTCATACTCAGTCGGACCATACTGTTTCTGGCCACCGCCAAACAGACTGGATATTCCCTGACCCAGACCTAAAACCTGTTGACCAATACCCAAAACACCAGCAATTCCAGCAAGAGTCATTGTTTTTAAACGGGAGTCCCCGGTTTGAAAGCAGCAATAGCCTGTTGAGTTACAGGAGAAAGCGCAGTTAAAACATTTGGGTTTGGCATCCCTAATGTTGCGCTTAAATTCATCATGCCGTAAGCAAGTTGTGTATCCCTATTTATGTTTGCTTCAGTTATTTTTTGCCACGCGTTAATAGTAGCTAGTTCCGTTTCACGAGAAGTCCTTTCACGCTGACGCTCAAGTGTATTTGCGCGAGCTATTGCTTCACGTCTTTCAAAATCAGCAAAATCAATTGCCGTGCGTTGTGGATAAAATTCTCTACTTTCTTTTGCCTCTCGTTGCGAGGTTTTATCTAACAGACGTACTAGTGCCTCAAGCTGACCAAGATTCTGATTACCTGTAGGTGCCGGAGTAGGTTGAGGTGGATAAGTATTTCCACCACCGGGAGGATAAGGATTATTAACTGGGGGTACGAAAGGAGGCGGGGCCCCGGTGTTCGGATCTACGCTGCCAGCAGGTAAAGGCAATCCAGGCGGAGTTGAGCTTGGTGATCTGCTGTTTCGATTGGCAAGTTCACTACCAAGATAACCAGCACCAGCTGTCAATCCTAGTCCACCTAAACCTTTTAATAAATTTAAAAGACCAGCATTCATTATACTGCCCTCGAAAGTTCTTCTAACTGCCTTTGATTGTCAAAACGTTGACCTCCAGTAGCTATACCTTGACTAATAACTTGGCTAGTACCTGTTAAACCAGTACCAATTGCATTTGCTAAGCCACCGCCGATTGCTTTCTGAACCTCACCCTGGGCCCCAATCGCTGCAATAGCACGTTCACGTGCACCAGCCTCGTCCATTAGTTGACGATTTGTGTTGACGATATCTTGAATAATCTGCTGTGCATTTAAATAAGGCATCTGTGGTCTCCTGCTTAGTTTAGCCACTTCATTCAACGCCGCACGACGATAGTTTTCATCATCTACCTGGCGTTGAATAGCTATAACATCAGGCGCAGTCTGATTATATTTAGAGCCCTGCGCAGAAGGAATAGGAGGAGCTACTACCCCTCCGCCCGGTGCAACTACAGAGCCTACAACCTTACCTAACATGTCAGCAATAATAGCGTTTAGTAAACCCATACCTACACCTCCAGCGCCGCCGCCAGAAGCTGTTTGTCCGCCTGAACGAGGAATTCTAGCCATTACGAACCTCCGGGATTGTCGTATTGAGTCCCGCTGAGCGGTTTCTTCATTGATTTTAGCGGATTTTCTGGTTTTATATTCTCTAATCCTAGAGCAAGTTGTTGAGCAGAAGGGTACGCCACAGTCTGTGGGAAATTACTTTCTATATACATGCTCATGAACGCATTAGGATCTAATTCAGGAGCAAATTTACGAACATCGCGCTCCTTAAGTTGTCTTTGACGAAGCGTTAAATTATTCATGAAAGTGTCTGATATTCCTGTGAGGGCGGAATTCTGCTAGATGAAGGCGCATTAAGCATTGAATAATTAGCTCCCAAATTAGGAGTGTCGTATTCTGCAGGACGTTGACTAGACAACATATCCATGTGCTCGTCACCTTGCTCAGCAAGCTTAGTCAGAAGATCCATAATCAAGTCATACTCCTCAGGGTCTAGCTGAGAAATAAGCTCCATTAAATAATCATCTTCATGTGGACGCTCTGGTTCAGTACGTAACCTAGAAGACAACTGAGCCTGAAGCATAGGCTGAGTATTGCTGGGGTACGCATTAAGTGAACGAGTAGCTCCTGTGTAAATTCCTTCGCTCTCCATCCCAGGCATTGGAGGAATGCCACGTGCAAATTCACGAACTACTCGGGCAGTAATCGGAGTGGCCGCTGCCATTTCAGCAGGAGTCTGCGGTACGGGAAGACCCATAACGCGGGCAGCTAATTCGTAATCCGCTGGACTAAACACCTGAACACACCGTTACAGATAAACCCAGTTTACTAGTAATACCCAACAAATCGCCAGGATTACAATAAAGTGATAGACATAATTTTTCAAGGACATCAGGTGAAGGTATGTAATTTGTGTCCAAATAAATACGACGGGTGGTAGTAGGTGATAAATCAGCTAACTTGCTGAGCGCAAAAGACGACAAATTCTTAGCATCTAGAAGAACTTTTAAGTTGTTAAAAAGACACCCGGCAGCTGGGTGTGAAGAATAAAAAGGCATGCTATAAAAATTGAGCTACGTCAATCATAAAACTTAAATCCTTCAGATATATCAACCAAACCCGTACCAGAAAAATGACCAAACGAAGTCAAATCAATCTTAGGACTCTGAATACGCCGCCAACTTAAAAGTTCAGAAGTAAAACGAATATCATCTAGGAATAACCAGCGGGGTTTCTTCGTAAGTTTCATACCGGCTAGTAATCGATAAAATTTTTCTTCAAAAACCCCATCCTTAGGTGCGTCACACATAATAAAATCAGCTTGCTCCATTAGACCTTTATGTTTATCAAAAACAAGCGGGTCGCTCAGATCATCTAAATATTGAGTAACCTTACCGCCGCCGGTTACAAAATCACTAGGCTTAAGGAACGTAGTTTCAAGTGACTCCCACGGGGCGAGATCAAAGGTGTGAATGTCAGCTTTTGGGGCGTAATCGCACATGACGCGGGTACCGGTCCCGTAGTGTGTACCGATGTCGACGATACATAAAGGTTTCGCGTGATGAAGAAGTCCAGCTAGTAAACGATAGTGATCGCCAGGGAAAGCATTTGCAAACGGATTTGCGCAATCAAGTTCAATCTGTGATGCGAATAAGACTGCACCGCACACTAGAAGGTAGTCATTAAAGCACTGAGCAGCAGGATCGTCATCTACTGACAGACAGTAAGTTTCAATGTGGTGGCGAACACTAGGCATCTTAGAATCCAAGGTATTTACTGCGGACGAAGTCTAGATCATACGTGACAAAATCTATAGGCAATTCGGGAATAGCAAACGGAGTTTTATGGGTCTCACCTTCAACGTGCGATTGCCACGCTTTGCCCCATTTCATGTGCAAATACAACTTGTTTAGTTCGTGCGCAGAATGAATTGCTGCTTCTAGTTGAGGTTCAGAGCGCCAAGTCTGAGATCCATCTGAGTAGTCCTTGCACTTACCGTGGTAATAACCAGCCTCTAAGGACAAGACTCTCTTAACATCGTCATGGATAAAACGCATACCGTAGTCCATATCCTCACAGTACCCAGGATATAAATTTTCATCGAACAAACCGTACTTTTGAACCATCCAATCTTTCAACAAAAAGATATCCCAACCGCCACTACTACCGTGGACTACACCGACTTCGTCCTCTTGTGCTTTCGTATTCATTTCTTCTAGAAACCCAGGCTCGTACATCACGTCGTGATTAGAAATAACCCAGTAGTTCGCTGTTATGAAGGACTTAATGATTAAATTCCATGCACCGGAACATCCGATGTTCGAGGGCATATGTGTAACATGAACGTTTTTTACAAACGGATTGGAACAATTACGGATATTGTCGACTGCTTCTGTAATCTGACCTCGACCATTGTTATTAAATACAACAAAATTATCGACTGGGTAGTCGATACTCATGAACAATCTGTGCAGCCAGTAAGGATTGTTGACAATAGCTGTACCTAAAACAGGGATCGATTGACGCATAAAGAACTGTTTGTCTCAGTATGGTAACATAATAGACTCCTCGCGTCATCGAGTAGCCAAAAGTAAAAAAGTAAAAAGTAAACTAAAATTAGATGTACTTCGAACTAAGACTCATGGCTGGCATGACTAAGATGGGCGGCACTAAAGGCGGCGGGAAAGGCGCTAAAGGTGGTGGCAAAGGCGCAATGAAAGGCACCAAGGGTGGTATGAAAAAGTAAGTTAGAACTAGTAGCTTCATTCGATTCCTAAAAATCTTGAATAAGGAGACTTCTTACTATAACTAGAACTATTGAGACGTCTGCTCTGTCGCCCACAACGTGCAAACTTTTTGGACATGAGATCTAAAACCCCACACATTGCTTCCAGCTGTAGCACTGGGGCTAGCTGTGGCTTCTTGATGCAACTCACATTTTGTATACAGCATCTGCCACTGATTGCTGCTGGCTGACTCAGATAAATAACTAGGTATTATCTTTGCTTGTATAAGCCACACGAGGCTAAAAAATCCGAACAACATCATAAAAGAAGAAATCAACTCGGGTGCTTTCCAGATCAAAGCCACTAAAGGGAGCTGGGGAGCACTGGCAACGAAGCCAGATTTTCTGTCCATACAGTGCACGTGGTAACACTCAAAGCATAACAGCACGAAACTGACGTGTCAATAAATTAGTGCTAGCATGCTGGAAATGCTAACCCTCTAATGGTTACGAGTGCTAAACCTTCCTTTAAGGAACTGATGTCTCAGATGAAAGAGCAGACAACAGAGGCACCTCGGATCAAGATTGAAGGCAATAAAAAGAAGCTAGACGATCGATACACTCTGAATCAGGGTTGGTACGACGCTCTGTTAAACACAGACATGGTGCTTTCGACTAACAACGAAGCCGCAGGAATGCGAATTGATCCGACTGCACAAAGACAAGTTGTTGAAATCGGTGTATACGAAGGTGCCTCAACCGTTTTCTGGTCAGATTTTTATCTTGATCACCCAGATTCAAGGCTAATTTCAATTGACCCTTTTACTGGTAGTGCTGAGCACCACGAAAATCCCGGCAACTACCCGGAACTTGCCAACATCGAGCTGACTGCACGTGGCAACGTTGCTCTTTCTAGTAATGCAGCAAAGGTCGAACTCGTTAAAGCTTACAGTTGGGAGTTTTTTCCTGAGCTAATCCGCCGTTTTGGGCAAGATCCTTGGATTGATCTCTTATATATAGATGGTGCCCACGATCCCATCTCTGTTGCTCGGGATACTGCACTGTATTTACCCATGGTAAAACCTGGTGGCATCTGTATTTTTGACGACTTTGCTCATCCAGAAGTAAAACAAGGTGTCGAAGGCACCTTAGCGGCAACAAACTGCATCGAGTTTGCACTCTTTACAGGTTGGCAGCTTGCTTGCAAGATTAAGTAATAGAAAGTCAACTAGTACAATCATCTATGAGACACGAGTTTTCAGAATACCTAGAAATTGACTCCTCAGTTCCGAGTCGATTGCGGTGGACAAAACAAAACGGTCGAATCGCACCGGGCGATCCTGCAGGTACCATACATAAAAATAAAAAATACTACGTAATCCAGTACTTTGGTACTAAATATAATTGTGATGACGTTATAAAGACTATGCAAGCAGAGCAGCAAGAAAACGAAGAGTGCTTTGATTAAGTCAAATTAAACTAAGGCTTCATTTTCTTGCATCATTGCTTCTCTACGAAGCATCTCACGATAAGCAATAGCCGGATTAGCTTCTACAAAACTCATAAAGTTCTCTGATGTCATACCTGCGCCACCACCGGCTTCAAACAAACGTCGCTGTAACTCACCACCTTTAGCCATAGCTTTACCTAGTAGTCCTTGTTTTGTATACTCCATAGCAAGCTCATTAACTTCTTCAACTGGTGGAGTCGCAGTTGCAGTTGCGGGTACAGGTACAGAACGAGGTTCGCTTCTAGGGGGCACATACTGAGCAGTATCCTGCCTGCTTGTGGTAGGCGCTACAAAAGTAGTCGATGTCGGTGCGCTAGGTACTATACTTCGCTCTATAGGTGCAACAGGTCTTACAGGTACTCTCTCGAAATTAGGGCTAGATGGCGAATACCTTTTAATTAAAGCTGCTTCGTC